TGTTCGTCACCAACATAAGTTGCTGTACCTGATACTGTTGCTTGGTTGTATGTGAACTCAGTTGAAGCAAGAGTGCGCAATGACAACAAGATTTCCTGATCGATTTCAGCAGTGATTTCCTGAGCAAGTGCTGCCATGATTTCTGCTTCGATGTCGATACCGTGCTGTGACTGTGCGTCCTGAGCTGCTTCAAATGTCCAGCGTGCTTGCAACTTACGTGACTTGGCTTCAACAGCCTGACGTAGAATCTGTACGCTGATCTGCTTACCACCGTTGCCTTCTAGCGCAGCAGTATCATTACCAGTGTAATAATTAGTGCTTGTTTCTGCTAGAGTTGTGCGTGAGTAAGCCTGAGCGATCTTGAATGGGCTCAATGCTTCTTCACCTGCTGTTACGCTAGTTGCAGCTGCTGAGTTATCAGTCAAGCTGTTAGCATAACGAACACGCAATGTGTGGATCTGGCCAACTGGACCAGTCATTGGCTGAACGCCGACTAGTTCGTTAGCAATAACAGTTGGCATAACACGACGGATTACTGGAAGAATAACGCGATTTAATGTTGCGATATTACCTGCAGTAGTTGTACCTGCTGTGCTTTCTGACAACAACTGTTTGCGAGTGTTTTCTAAAACTACACCCATCGTTGAGCGGCGAGTGCCTTTCAAGCCTTCTAGTAGGGCCTCTTTGGTCTCGTCCCAACGGCTTTCTAAGAGTACTTTTGACATTTTAATTATCTCCTAATATGTCTTACTTAAGCCCTGCCAGACGCTTGAAATCGATCAAGTTGTTTTTAACAGCTGGATCTTCTTCAATTTTCTTAGTGGCAGTTTCTTTATCACCAGTTACTTCTTTAATTACACTTTCTGTGAGTGCAGTTTTAGCGCCTGCTTTTTCACTTCCAGTGTTTAGAACTGCTGGTAGATACTTGTCGAAAGCGGACTTCAATTTTGGTGTCTGTACGCTTTCAAGTAAAGCCTTCATTACTTCGGCCTTCTCTTTGTTTAATGGGGCTAATAGTTCGTCCATTGCCTTTTCACGCTGAGTTGATTCTTTAATAATGCGGACTTCACGATCCTTTGATTCGACTAATTTTTGGGCTTCTTCAGCCTTTTGTTTAGCCTCAGCCAATGCTTTTTCTTTGCTCTCAATCACTGACATTAACTTGCGTGCCTCAGCCTTATCGTTTAGATAAGTTACTGAATACTCGCTAGCAAATGCTTCGAACAACTTACGACCAAAGTTATTTTCACGGGCTGTCTTAATATCTTCTCTGAGTTGTGATAGTTCACCCTTCAAATGAGATGAAACAGCGGCGCTGACTCTCTTGGCGCTTTCGGCAATAAATTTTGCCTTAAGTGCTTCGAGCTTTTCACGACCTTCTGCGACCAACTTGACGCGAGCCTCAACAACTGCTTGTTTATCTTGAGTAAATTCTTTGATCTCTTTTGCAAGAGCATGTACAACGAATTTTTCAATCTTTTGTTGATTCTCCATCATGGCTTTACGATCAGTGCGTAACTCTTTGATTTCTTCTGCTAACTTAGTTACCATGAAATCGTTGAATTTTGCTGCATTTTCTTGCATTTTGACCTTAGCCTTTACGCGGTCTTCATTAAGAGATTTTCTTTCATCGTGAAATTCTGCAATCTCACTTGAAAGGCTCTCTGTTACCATCTTATCTAGGGCTTCTACCATCACAGTACGATCATGCTCATATCTCTGTGCAAACTCTTCGCGGAGTTCAGCACGAACTTGATCGCGGGCTTCAGTCAACTTAGATTCCCAGACCTTGTTGATGTCTTGGGCTACATCTTCGTTGATTAGTCCACTCTCTAGTAATGGTTTGATAGCATCTAACATGCTCATATCCCCTATTATTTTATTTTAAGTTCTTTGACGAGGCGTTTTACTTCCTCACCTAAGTAACTTTGTACCTTTTTGTTGCCTCTTGCTTCTCTAGCGATATCCATGACTTTATGACCATGCTTCATGTTCATGAGGCTTTCGTATATTGCTTTTGGATATGCGTTAGGGGCGCTAGGTTGTGCAACGATGTCAACAGTGATTATTTCAAAATCACTTACCTTGCCGTCCATGTCGTTTACATTACCTGATCCACGACTTGAAACGCCTAGTTTTACTCCACTCTCCAACATAGTACGAACTAATTGTCCCATTGGAGTTGGTAGAATCTTTAATTTACCGAAACCGTTTGCGCCATCCATCCACATGCTTGTGATCATATGACTTACGCGGTCTAGGTTAATCTTTAAATCATCTGGATGATCTACTTCACCCAGTACTGAATAACCTTCTTGGATTTGCTTGTTTAATGTATCGACAGCGTTTTCAATTTCAGACACGGGGTAAACACGCTCATTTGCGTTTTTAACCCCGCCCTGAATGAAGATGCCCTTCATATAGAGGGTCTTCAGATCGCTGCCCTGTTCTGAAACAGATTCAACGACCATGTTCGCTCTATCGAACGTTAAGTGCTCCTTGAGATACAAAGCCATTTGTCTCCAAGTTTCCTTTATTAGCCTTTAGCAACCGGGCTGTGCTTGTCGGCTGCGCCGTCTTTAGTCACTGCCTTAGGTGCTGCCTTTAGTGCTGGTGCCTTCTTCTGACCAGGTGTATTACCTACATCACCGATCAAAGTGCCTTCCTTCTTGCTGTACTCATTTGATGGACCCTTAGGACCAGTTGGTACAGACTCGTCATGACCTGAGAACTTAACAGGATTTACGCCTGCTGCCTTAACTTTTGGTTCATGTAGAGTTGGGCTCCTTGTTTGTGCGCCGTTATCACCATGGGTTACAGATACCTTCTGAAGTTGTACTGCTTCTGCTAGTGCTTCTTCTTCAGTATCGCCTTCCATCATTTCTTCATCGCTTGCGTCTTCGTCGTCTCCGCTTAGGATGCGTTCAAAGTCTGCTAGCAACTCTTCAAACTTGTCTTTTACATCATCTACTGTTTCAGGCTTATCTTCGGCGTCATGCTCGTCTTCTAAGTCTGTAGTTAAATCTTCGCCGTCTTCTTCGGCTTCATCATCAAATTCGATATCTGCATCGTCTTCTGCTTCTGCTACGCCTGATTCTTCAGCACTGATTTCGTCCATGAGTTGACCGACTTCGCCGACCATCTCATCGCCTTCTTCGCCCATCATCTCTTCATCCATGATTGACTCATAGATTTCGCGTGACTTCTCAACCACGATTTCGTGGAAAAGTTCGCGGGCTTTATCTTCTTGCTCATTGATAATGAGGTCAATAAGCTGTTCGTATTTCTTGTTTTCCATTGTGATTTCTCCTGGATATAAATGGCTTTGTAGAATTATTTAGTGTGTAGTTATAAAAAGCACACAATAAGTGCTTATTTTTTGCGTTTTGATCCTAAATTAATGAAATTTAGGCAGATGCTTCAGCAGGTTGATTGGCTGCACCGTACTGTTCACGGACTTTTTTAAGATGTTCCTTCTTTTCGTAATTACGAACATCTAGCATCTTACGCAATTTTCTGAGTTGTTTTAATGTCAGTTTGGTCTTTCTTGAGGTTTGCCACTCTGGTTTACTGTTATCTTGGTTCACATCCTGATAACCATTAATAGGAGCGTCAAACATTTCAAGTAGTTTCATAATAACTATTTATCTTTAGGCTGGCGTTCCAGGAGTCACTGGGGCTGCAGGAGTAGCAGTTGCAGCCGCTGTATCTGCTGTCACGGGACCTGCCACTTCAGGCGCTTCTGCGCCTGCTTCAGGTTCAGCGTTCATCTCTTCACCGGTTTGCTGATCTTGTTGTATGTCGCTTGAACTTACGCCCACGCTACGCAGATCGCTACCCTTAGGTTCTTCTAGCGGTTCTTTACCGTTTTCTTCACGCCATAATCTTTCGTTCTTATCGATCTCTTCTTCACTCAAGCCTAAGAATCGTTCCATAGCAAAACGCTTGCTGATATATGGAAACGCTTCCATACTTGCGAATGTTGTGACTCTTGCTGTGTCTAGTTCGCTTTGTCGATATGCAGCAAAGTTTTGAGGAGGATTAAATTGCAATTCAAACAATCCACTATCTAAATTAAATCCTCTCCAACGCAAGAACAACTTGAACTCTTCGTCAAGTTTTGTAGCCATGTAGTTCTGCAATCTCTCGCAGTACTGATTAAAACGATATTCTTGGATCAATGCTGTACCAACACGACCGTCACTCAATGGACGATCACTATCATCTGGACCTGTTGGTAGATATGAACTTGGTACTCGTAGACCGCGGGCTAGACGATTATTGAAATAACGAAGGTCATCAATCTCACCTAGATTCTGACCACCTGGCATGACTTCTACGCTCGATCCGCGACCGTCTGCGGTGACTGGAAAGAAGTAATCTTCGTTCATCGACAATGGATTATATGTAGCATCTACGATTGATTGACCACCATACACTGATGGAATTCTGCGTTGATGTATTTCGTTTTTGATACGCTCTACGAATGCCATCGCTAAATGGCTAGGCATGTTGCCAACGTCGATCTTAAACAATCTACGCTCTGGCGCACGTTGTACACGATAGATTAGAACAGCATCTTCAAGCAATTCTTTTTGCTTATAGACTTTAAAGATGTTTTCTAAAATGCTTTGTCCAAACGGCCAAAAACGATCAAGTCCTTCAGTCAGGCTCAAGTGAACAATATGTTTCGCATCGATAGCAGCTTCGCTCTGACCTAATGTAAAGCGGCTACCAGATGTATTGTATGGCATTGCCGGAACTGTGTATGGTGTATTAGTCCCGCCACCAGTACCACCTAATCCAGTTGCAGGATTGGCAGCAAAGTCAGTATTAGTTTTCTGTGCTACTGACAAATTCTGTAGATTGATGTTTAAATCTTTAACGACATACTGTTCTGGTAACTTGCCTTCGCTCTCGTTTACGATGACTTTGATTACCTTGACCATATCGACCCAATACAACTTAAAGTTTTCTGGATCACGGACGAATACTTGATCTCCGTATTTGATGACATTACGGAATATTTTGAAAAGTCTTTGATTAAATTCGTTTAATGCACACCACTGCTGCAACTGTTGTGTTAAAATCTTGATTTCATGTGGTGTAGGATCTTCTTTAAAATCTAATACAAATGGTAAACCGTTGTGTTCGTTTTTCTGTGTGCTGAATTCACTAATGATGTCTAAGCAAGCATTGATTTCAGCATCGACATCCATCATCTCATACTGGTTATAACGCTCAATTCTGTTAGGATGTCCTGTGTAGACTTCTGGAAGTCTACTCATATAGTTTCTATAACTCCAGTCAGCATTATTGACGCTGCTATCGTTTCCTACACTGGCGTTCCATGCCCCGGAGTTACTATTAACACCGCTGATTGGGCTTGTAAAACCCGATTTGTTTAAGAATTTTTTTAAGTATGGCATAGGCGTATAGAATTATTTAGCGTTAGGCTTGACTATACTTTAATAACTTGCCTTGCGTATCGTTGC